CTTCTTTCGGTTCAGGCTGCTCTTCCTTATGAAGCTTGCAATAAGCATAGATTGCCTTCGCAGCCTCAACAACCTCGGCAAACGATTCACAATTCTCAACCATCTGGACCAACTCCCTCTCTTTGGGAGAGAAGTCAATCATGATGGCTGAACCAAGCTTGCAATGTAGATTGATCTTGTCAATCAGAGTATAGGACTTGAGATCCCGACCAAGAGTGCCGAAGAAATTGCGCTCCAGAAGCTGCTTGTATCCAAGCGAAAAAGAACGACGCATACCCGGATAACGGCGACGCACGGTCTTTTCAATGCGAGCATCCTCAATCACATTGAGGAACATCTTGGCACCACGCATATTATTGGCATCAATTGCCTTGATTGCATCAATGATATTAGATGCGCCAGTAGGCGTGTCCAGAGCATGTCCAACCTCATGACCAACCAGCGTATCATAGATATCGCCAGTCATGTCTGTCCAGATTGGAAGTGTTAGGACACGCCTCTCGGTATCAAAATAAGCTGTACGAACCGCACGATGTTCCACCGTGAGATTCTCATTAGCCATGAGTTTTGCAAGCTGACTCTTGGCTTGCCGCTGAATTGAAGGTTCTGTCTTTTTTGCGATCATGTGGTCATTGTACTCCAACAACTTGGGAAAAACAACAGAAGAATTTATTTTTCCAATGCATACCAGCTATGCATCTACCACATATCTATGTTGGAATTTCAATTAATTCTTGGTGGCGACAAAACCTGTAAAGGCAAAATTTTGCCAAAATGAGTCAATTGAACTCTTTTCAAATCCAGCGCCGATACACATTTCAAGTAACTCTTCGCGACTATTTGACTTTAGCATGGAACGAAGCTTTCTCTCTTTCTCCATGATATCGTCATAGGTGAAACTATTTTTTTTGAAATCGTAATATGTGAATGTACGCATTTCATGAATAATTGGATTGGTTGCAATTGTCTTTTCAGCAAAGACGAATGCTCCGCCAGGAATCAAGCAATCATAGATACGGTTGATGACATCTTGACGATCCTGTCTTGGCATGAACTGTAAGGTAAAGATTGATGTGACCAAGGATGTGTTTTGAACAAAATCAACATCACGAACATCTTCGCGAATGAATCTAAGAGATGAATCAGTAGAATCGAAGTGCTTGAAAAAATCTTCTTCAATTTCAATTCCAACATAGCTAGCATCTTTTGCAATCTTTTCGTTTTGCTTGATCATGGCTTTCAACATCTTTCCTGTTGAACATCCAATGTCATATACTGTGGTGTTGTTTTCAACAAAGTACTGAGATAGATTGATGACATCACCAATCAAGTCATTGTAGCCGCGAATTGATTGACTGATATGATTGTCAAAACCCTCTTCGCGCTGTGCGAATGTGAATTTCTGTGTCATCTATTTCTCCAATCCTTGCAAATATCCATGATACGTTTTCTATTTCTATAATTTATCATCTTATCTGGTATTATAACAGATTCAAATAGTTTGTCAATATTTGACCCTAATTGTAAATTGATATGTTTTTTTATTTTACCAAATGTAGAAAATTCATTGAATGCTTTCACTACATGATGTTTCTGAAATGGTTCATTTAATTCGCACCAGTCTTTGGACCAAAAAAATTGTTTCACTGCATCGGTAAGATATGGTGTGATAAATGTTTTCCCATTTATGTCGGCAATTCTCTTGTGCCAAAGGTATCCTGCACGATGATCCGGTAGAAAATAGTCTTCACGAAACTCATTAAACTTTTCCATCGTGTGCTTGTAGCGTATATTTGCTTTTTTGGATACACCATAGTACCCATCTGCAGCCCAACCACTAAGAACTTCTTTCTCTTCTATTTGTGGATAAACATAAAGAAAAGGAAAGCAGCATTCGTAATGAGTTTTCTTCACACATTCAATTTCTCGTCTAAGACGAATAAAATCCTTCACAACATTATCTATAGGAACTTCTATGATCTTACAAGACCAACTCATGATATCACTTATTTCTTTTGCTTTATGTGTATCGTATGTTGGTTGATCTTTAAGGTGAAACGTATATGATGTTATCTTTTTACCAATGCGATGTGCAGCTAAAGCCACAGAAATGCTATCAACGCCGCCGGACAAAAGTACAGCGACGTTGATATCTTTTGACGATTTTTTTATTTCATTAGTTAATAGTTCATTTATTATTTTATCTCTCCTTATTTCTAAGAATAGATTCCCTATAGTCATAGGCATTCATACTGCCCATCATGCTATTATGATACTTATTTACAACTATTAGATTATCATATTCCGTCTTGCCACCCAAACTATATGGTGTGATATGTGCGCCTTGAGCGTTTGTCAAATTTAGTGGTGTTTCATCAACCCAGCACATATAATTTTGTTCATTTAACTTCTGTTCTATCATCTTTCTTGGAAAGAAACGACGATGATCCAATATTGATATACTTTCGTCTTCGACAGGATCAAACCCACCTTCATTGCAAAGCCATTTGCACGTCATTTCAATTTTCTTAGAAGAATTATGAGCACCGAGATAACCACGAAAAGCTTCGTGAATCAATCTTGGCTGATGCTTTGGTGTCTCTCTGTATTCACCAGAGACAAGTTTGTTCGAATCAGAACCAACAAACTTGTTCATTGCCACATCAAACTTTTGATAGAATTTGTACGCATCTTCAAGTTTGAACTCTCTATAAAGAGTCTTGAAATACACCCAAAGACGATATAGCATGGTAAATTCGTTTGAATTTAAACCGTATCCCTTTTTTAGGCTACGTCGTGCTTCTGCAATCTCAAGCATGAAATCGAGACATTCGCAAACCTTTTTGGCAATTCTATCAACTTCAGTTCTGGTTAGATCATCATTGCCATACATTTCTTCAAGTTGAATTTTATCACAGGCTACAAGTTTTGTGTCCATGTATACCATATAGGTAATACGCGCAACACGCTCGTCATGATCCAGGCGATGATTAGCAAATTTCAAATAAGTATGCTTTTCTTCGCGATCATCATCTTTCTGGATGAAAGTACTTTGGAAAAGAGGATGTCGAATCGACTTCTCACCAGAAAAGTTTCTGGCTGTAGAACGAATAAAATTGGCAATGGGAATATCGCCATATGAGTTCAACATCTCCTGATGATTTACCGGAGTTGTATTGTTCTTGTTCCGAAAAATTACACCCTTCAACTTATTGGGCATCGAATCGTAAGTAACAACAATCAATGCATAATTAAGAAAAAAATCTCTTTCATGATCAGAGAGATCTCTTGCATATTTTTGTCCAATAGAAGAACTCTTATGAGTAGGAAATTTATTTTTCCAAAATTTTATTATAGCTCTCTTGCGATGCCCACCATCAATCGATTCAAAGCGATATTTACCTTCATTGTTCTTGACCAAAGTCAAATCACCAATGTGGTAATTATTAAAAATGGATGCAATAATACTCTGTGACTTTGTCGGTTTGTTGCCACCACTAACATAAGGCGCTGCAGCAGGTCTTTGTCCTATTGGATTAACATCAATCAAATTGCAATCTTTTAGAAATTGCTGAATTGTTTTGTTTTCAACATTCCATTTAGGAATGAAATCTGAAAAATTATCAAAAGATGTCATAGTGTTCTCCTTGCATTGTATTGGTTCATTAAGAACTCAATTTTGATTAGAATGGGCAACATTGCTTGTCTAATCATGCATATCTTATCGCAAAACAAGATCTACGTCAAGACTTATTTTTCGTGTTGTATGGCTTCAAAACATTTTCATAGATACTACCAGCAAGAGCAGCCATCATCTTTGGGGCAACCATGCGTCCAATTCTTTCAGCTTGTTGATCAAACGTGCCTGTTAGAATAAAATCTTCTGGTAAACTCATGATTCGCTTGAGTTCCTTGATGGTAAATTTTCTATTCTCGGCAAAATGAAATACACCCGATACAGATTTCTGTTGACCTCGTTGAGTCAACGTTGGGCATGGTAGATCGGGACAAGGTCTAATCATGTTGAAGCATGATGCCTTAGGATTCCATTCGCGAAATTCCTTGTCTGATGGCTTAGTGTGTCGCTTTGGATTGAATGGAAGTTTTGTGATCCAATCTTTTTGAAACCCATTTTGAACATAGTCATAGAGTTCCTTCAATTCATTTGGATCATTTTCTATGTCTTCAATCGCTTCTCTAAGCGTGATATGTTTGCATTGCGTTGCATTTGGGAACACGGTAGAATGTATGTTCAGAAAATTCAAGTCTACTGCGTCACATACATCTTCTCGTATGCATACAAATAGTGTGCGTTCTCTAGCCTGTGGTACACCAAAGTCGGCAGCATTCAATACCTGATATGTGACTTGATATCCAATCTTTTCAAATGAGTTAACAAATTCATAAAGCTTACCTTTGGCTTCACCAAAAGTAATACCCTTCACATTCTCTGCAACGATTACCTTTGGTTTAATTTCTTTTGCAATACGAATGAATTCTAAAAATAGATCTTCAATTGCTTCAACTGTCTTTCCATCAGAATACTTCTTGATGCCTTCTTGAACTTCAAGATCACCTTCCTCAACAATATTCCCATTATCGTCAAAATATGACTTTCTTGTATCAGTCACATGACCAGCCCAGCCTTTTTCTCTCTTACCTGCAACGGAAAATGCAGAACATGGAGGTGATCCATCAAGTATGTCAAGTTCACCAGACTTGAGTCCAGCAGTATCAAGAAAATCTTTTGCAGTCAATTTCTTGATATCGCCAGAAATAATCTTAGTATCGGGAAAGTTTGTTGAGTATGTCTTGATTGCTTCTTCAACGAATTCATTGATCGCAATGATGTTACCACCGGCGAGACGATATCCTGTTGATGAACCGCCACCACCAGCAAAAGTAGAAATGACCGAGAACAATTTGCGAGCTGAAGACTTCTTCACATCATCAATGGTATATTTTTGATACATTACAATATCCTATAAATTTAGTCCGTTTGTTTCGAACTGTTCATCATTCTATTCCAATAAGTCTCATCATCTTCAACTTTTCTGGCTAAAGAATATAATCTTTGAACGTAGTCAACATGTGGATCTTCGCCGTAAAAATTGATAAGTCTATCTCTTAACCAAAAAAGAAACTCACTATCTTTCATATCATGTTTTTCCCAATAGCTCCAATCACTATACAGCATTTCTTGTCATTTTGATTCGCATCTTACGTTCTTTTTCTCTAGCCAGCATCAAAGTAGTCTTACCAACTTTTTCGGTAAAGCAAATTCCGTCAAGATGATCATTCTCATGTTGAATGCATCGTGCAGTCAATCCCGTAAACTTGTCCTCTTTCCATTCACCATTGACATGTTGATACTTAATTTTGATTTCTTGTGAACGAAAAATCTTAAAGAAAAGTCTCTTGAATGATAAGCAGCCCTCAAGATATTCGTCTTCTTTCGTAGAGCGTTCAGTAATTTCAGGATTAAAGAATACTTGTTTATTTGTATTTTCATAACCCACAACAAACACACGATATAGTATACCAACTTGAGGTGCTGCTAATCCAAGTCCGCTATTTGCAAACATGGTTTCAAACAATGATGATGCAAGATGTACTGGATCAATAGGTGGATTAGAAAAATCAAATGGTTTGCATACTTGTTTAAGAATAGGATCCGTAGATTTTACAAGATCATAAATTTCATACGGCCGAATTGTTTGTGTGGCCGTATTAATTTTTAACATGCCATTTTCTATCATTTCATTATCCTTGAAAAATTATTTACCTTTTCAAATTTAATTACAGATCTAAACTTGTCAAACAAGATGTCACCTTTATGAGAGATAACAAAGACATTTGTGTCCATGCTAATGGAATTAAGAATCTTTAATAGCTCTTCGGTTCCATTGGAATCAAGAGAACTATCAAAAATTTCATCCAAAACAAGAAGATTTGTACTAACACTATTCTTCATTTTTGCTATCGCACGCCATGTGAATAATAGAGACAAGTCAATCTTTTGTTTTTCACCTTCGGAAAAATTTTCATATGAAAATTCATCCCGATGACGACTTTTTATCACCTCTTCAAAGTTTTCATTTATATTAAAATTAACATAAAATTCCATGCTTGTCAAGTATTTGTTGATTAATTTATTCATGATTGGCAAATACTGTTTAATGATCTTAGTTTTAATTCCAGTATCTTTTAAAAGAAAGGCAACTTGCTCATGATGATGTTTGTCGTTGACAACCTTTTTTTCCTCTTCTTCAAGATCTAATAGTTGTTTTTCAAGATTTTTTAGATCGTCTGTATGAGCAGTATCAATTGTTCTATTTGTCTCAATACTATGTTTGTCCTTTGTCAAGCGAATAACATATTCACGAATAGCATTAATTGTGGCATTCTTTTTTTGATATTCAATATTCACATTAGCCATATTTTTTGCAATGACTTGTATCTCTAATATTCTGGTATTAATCTTTTCTATTTCAATTTCAAGATCACTTAGACCAACATTGTATTCTTCTATTTTCTTATTATATAACTCGATTTGTTGACTCTTGAATTCTTCTTCAATCGATTGACGACATGTTGGACAATTATCATTTTTGCGATAGAAGTCTATTGCAGTTTGAGCCTTGGATACATTGTCTTCAATCTTAATAGTAAGATTGTTAAGTTTGGTCAGTTTGTTATTTATTTTCTTTTCATCAAGAATACTTTCGTTTAATTGTTCAAGCTTTTTTTGAAGGTCTGTGCATTCATTGATAAGATTAATCAATTGATTATTTGAATTTGCTATATCGCGGTCAATTTTTTCGATCTGCAGAATATTTGTATTATCTATTTCCGCAATTAATTTATTGGTTGCTTCAATTTTAATTTTTGTAAGATCACGACGATGTGACACATCATTCATTGCGTCTTTGATTGCTACAAGCTTTTGCTTGAGAGCCACATTCATAGAGGAAAAAATTTGAATATCCAACAAGTCTTCAATGATTGCACGACGATCCGATGCTGATAATTGCATAAACGGAATAAATGTGGAGGAACCAAGAACAACAATTTGAGTAAACGATTTATAGTTCATTTTGAGAATGAACTTTTCCAAGTATTCTTGATAGTCCCTAGAAGATGCATCTTGATTAACTAGCTGATCGTCACAATAGATTTCAAATCTACTTGGCTTTATTCCACGAAGTATTTTGTATGATTTTTTACCAACCTTGAATTCTATTTCGACAACACAATCTTTCTCATTGACACTATTCAATAACCCCGGTTTATTGATACCGCGAAATGGCTTACCAAATAAAGCAAAAGTCAACGCATCTAAGAGTGTTGACTTTCCGCTACCGTTGTTGCCCACAACTAATGTTGTGGACGACTTATTTAAGTTGATCTCGGCAAAATCATTTCCTGTACTAAGAAAATTTTTCCACCGAATCTTTTCAAAAAATATCATACTTTTTCCAAATTTATAGCTTCAAGATATAGTTCTCTAAGAATTGACTTTAATCTATCAGCCGATTCCATTTGAAGACCATCAACATATTTGTCTAGAATGGTCATTGTATCTTCACCTTCATTTATTATATCGTCATCTTCTCCGTTTGTCAACTCGGAAAAATCTTCCACAATGCTTATATCAAGAGGTGAAGCATCAATTAATTTTTGTATAAATCTCTCAAAAAGAAATGGATTAGTCTTGTTTATAGCAAGAATCTTTACATATGTTCCTGTATATTGAGAAAAGTCTATTGTCTTGAGTTTTTCAAAATCTAAATCATTCTTATCATCATATGATATTTTATAGAACATCTGGTACGGATTTTCTACAAATGTAAGTTCACGAGTTTCTGTATCAAAAATATGAAATCCTCGTTTATCACCATAATCAGCCCATGTCATCTGATATTGATTACCAAGATATGTAATATGCCCATCTGAAGACTTATGATGAAAATGTCCAGACAATACAATTTCAAATTTGTCAAATATAGATCGGTTCATACCATCATGACATATATTGCCACGATCCATTTCAAATCCTGCAATTTCAAGATGACCAAATGCAACATGAGCCTTACTTGATTTTATATGTTCAACTGTTCTTTGATGATTTTCCAAATTAATCCAAGGTAATAGACATATATCAAATCCATCAATTGTTATATCTTTGGGTTCTTTGTAGACTTGGATGAATTCATTTTGCTCAAATAGCTCTTCAATCGCATTGATGTCATTTGTGTTCTTGTATGGCACATCATGATTTCCAACCAAGACATGCATCTTGATGCCCATATCTTTCATACGATGAAAAAATTTATTTCTCCATCGATTCAAAATTATATAGTTTATAAACTTGCGGCGATCAACAATATCACCAAGATGAAATACGGTTGTAATATTATTTTCTTTTAGATACGGAAAAAATATATTATTCCAAAAACGAAAAAAATAATCATCAAACGCAAGAGAATCATTTCTAGCTCCAGCATGTGTATCATTGATAAGTGCAATTTTCATGTGTAATAAACTATCTTGTGCAATTATTGACAATGTTCATGAACTCTAGTCTAGCACTAGGATCAATCTTAAACACGCCACCAAGTTTGCTAGTTACAGTCGAGCAACCAACATCTTCAACACCGCGACTCTTGACACAATAATGTTGAGCATCAATGACCACTGCGATGTCATCAGTTTCTAAGATGTATTGCAAGGAATGATATACCTGCTCGGTAAGTCGCTCTTGAATCTGTGGTCGCTTGCTAAAGTATTGAACTACACGATTGATCTTACTAAGTCCCAAGACTTTTTGCTTAGGAATATAAGCAACTGTTGCCACGCCATCAATCACCACAAAATGGTGCTCACAGTTTGATTGAACATTAATATTACGCTCAACTACCATCTCATCGTATTTCATCTTGTTGTCAACTGTTGTGCATTTTGGAAATGCATTATAGTCAAGGCCCCAAAAGATTTCATTTACATACATCTTTGCCACACGTTTAGGTGTTTCCGTGAGACTATCATCCGAGAGATCTAATCCTAGAACATGCATGATGTGGCTAAATGAACTCTCAATTTCTGCAATCTTTTCTTTGCGATCCATGTTTGTTTGATGTATTGGAGTTTCCACTCCGCACTTGATTAAGTGTTCGTGTACTAGTTGACCCAAGGTGGGATCAGATGAATGTGTAATTTTCACTTGGAAACTCTTTTAAAGGGCGCAACGTTTCTATTTGCTTTCAAATACTCTGAATCGTATTTGCCGATCTTTTCATCGATCAAATCGCGCATTCTTGCCAGGCGTTGACGAAATGGTTGACGACGCCATACATCTTGATTGGAATCCATCATATTATTGATAAGATATTCAATTGAAGCTGGTAGTGGCTCATGTTCAGCCATTGGTATCTCCTTCGTAAAACTTTTCTATTCCCACTTTTTTGCCTATTTTTTCTTTCTTTATTTTTCGTGTTTGTTCAAAGTTTTCTATGAACTCTGCCATGTTATCATAAATTTCCTGACCTTTAACAATATTGGATTTAATTTCAGATCCCAATAATTCAAGATCTTCACCAGTAATTTCATCAAATATTCTCGAATTTTCCAAAGACTTGTATTTTACATATTGTTGTTTTTTTTCTTTAGAGATTCTACGAATAAATGCATAGTATACTATTTGTGTAAAATAAGCAAAGGGATTTTTAGATTTTTTTGGATCAAAATTTTCAAAATACATGAGACAATTTTCAATTGCATCAGCTATCATTTCATCACGATAGGAATAGTTTGCAAAATTTGGACGATATGATAAATGTTCCGCAATTTTCATGAAACATTCACCAATATAATTTGGTATTGGTGGCTTCTGTTCCTTGTTTCTTTTTGCTCTTCGCACATCTTTTTGGTATTTTATCAAGATGGCTAGAAATTCATTATTATCTATGTAATGATTAGACGGAATTTTTTTCATGATGATTTCTCTTGACTTTCACTTGACAAAACGGTACATTTGTAATGTCTCCGTTCAATGCAGTAGTTTTCTATTATTGTTTATTAATTTTATAAGATTTGAATGAAGATCTGTTACTTTTTCTTCTGATACCTCATCACTTTCTTCATTTGGTTTTATGCACTCTTTATAGAATTTTTGAATTTTAGAAGATGTGTTGCATATGATAAGTGTTTCATCCTTTGTTATAAGAAACTTAGATGTGTCTACAAAGTCAGATGGTACCCATTCATTAAATGAAAGAGATACACGACCATTACGTGGATCTGCAAATTGACGTATAGCCATAGGGTGTTCAAGTGTAACATTATTACCCTTGATTGAGGTATTTGAAATAATATCGGTACCATTTTTTAATTTGATGTATAGTATTTCCATGGTTATACCTTTAGTTCTATATTATATAGTTTATATTCAAAACGCTCTTCATTGTATATTTTAACACGATCACGGAAATGCCTCAATGTAAAATTTTCATGTTTTTTATATCTTAAATCATCGGCAATATCAAAAAGAACAGCTTTCTTTTTATTATCTCCAATACGTAATCCACGACCAATAGATTGAAGATTACGAATACGACTCTTTGATGGAGATGCAAAAATAATATTATGTAAATTTTTTACATTTATACCTGTAGAAAATGTTCCATATGATGCAACAATAATGGCATTATTTTCTTTCTCAACAATTGCACGAATATTTTCTCTGGTTTCCGTTTCAGTTCCACCATGAACAAAAAAGACTTTTCTATCGCCTGCTTTTTCTTCAATTAACTTATGTAAACCTTTTCCATGATTATCTACATATTGAAAAAGAATAAGGGTATTTCCTTCTAATGATAGTACAAGATTGCGAATAAATTTATTTCTTGCATCACTTGTAACAAGATATTTCATCTCATCAATATATTTTGCATTTTTAAGTAATCGAGATATTTCTTCTGGATATTTTAAGACAAGACATTTAATTTCAAAATCTGATAGTTGTTTCTTGTCTATGAGTTCTTTTGTCGTTACTGTCTTGCGTACAGGACCAAAAAGACCCTCAAGCACAAGTTTATGAGTTTTTGTTCCATCAAGTGTTCCAGTCATACCAATACGAAGAGATGCATTATCTAAATTAGTCATAATGGTTGCAAGAGACTTAGCTTTAAAATTGTGTGCTTCATCACCTATAACCCATTCATAGTTAAAATAATTTTTTGGTAAAGTATATAAAGATTGCCAAGTTGATATTGCTACAAGCTTATTTGAAGATTTTTCACGACCAGAATATATTCTATGAACATTGTCTTCAACACACCATTCATTCTTGGATGAGTAATCTTGAAAATCTGTATATAATTGTTCAACAAGAGAAGTTGTAGGTACAACAATTAAACCTTTTTTATTTTGATCGGTCATATATCGTGTGATAAAATATGCAATAAGTGATTTACCTGATGCCGTAGGAGATATTAACATTTGACGACGATTGCGAATACAATGTGCAAATGCTTCTATTTGATAATCTCTTGCTTCAATATCTTTATTACGACTTTGTACCTGCAAAGAATCAACATATTCTCTTGCTTCAATTAAAGAAAAAGATGTTTTTTGTAAAACTTTTTCATCATATACAAGATTATATTCTCTTTCTTCAGCAAATATTTGAAGATGAGATAATAAACCATGATATATTGTTGAATCTCTTGTATCAAAAAGTCTTATTTTACCATCCCAAATTTTGTTACGAAATGCAGGTGTAAATTGATATCCAGGAACATAGAACGTAAAATATTCCGAAATTTCACGAGCGACACCTCGCTCACAAGAGAGCATAATATATGCTTCGTTCTTTTTTGCAACAATTATTTTTTCAGACACCTTGAGTAAACTTCATAAATTCTATGGCATTTTTCAAGTTAAATGAACGCTGATGAATTTCTTTGATGATCTTTTCGCAACAATCAACAAAAAGTTCTGTATACGATAGCTTGTTCTTGACTTCCAAAACATCATTATCACCATCAATCATGGTACTAATGTCTGCACGAAGATATTTTTCACGCATCGGCTCCCATCCGAGCTGATTCAATTCTTCTGTGCCATTAAGTTTGCCATCATAATATCTCCATTTTAACTTAGTCAATTTACTAAGATCAAATTTAAGTTTTTGTTCACGCATCTTCTGATGCTTGTATACTTCTATGTATTTGGCGTGTAGAGAAGATAGACGAATGGATTCGGTACCCAATTCGGTGCTATCTATCTGTGAATCTTTCTTCCAAGATTCCATCAAATCATCTATGTTCTTGATCATTATATAATTTCCCTGGGATTTAGTATGTTATACACTAAATCTCAAAGAATGTCAACATCAAAATAATTATATCGGAATGTGGCTGATGCTGTAAGAGTCATGCTTGCATCTGATGTATAGTCAAAGGCGATAGATGATACAGATGTTGGAAAACAATCTCTAAAAGTAATACGAATATTTGGAGTATTTTTATTTGATATTATTGTCATGATAGCATCAGATACTGTGCCGCCATAATCTTTATTTTCTTTTAGTAAACGACGATACTGCTCAAAGTTTTTAGGAAAAGTAAGACCTGTTATCCAATTGTGCATTTCAAGCCATGTGCGTAGATCCTCATCTACAATAAACGAAGCATCTAGAGGTTCGTATTGTGCTTTATCTCCTGGAACGTATAAATCTACAAATGGCGTATTACGAACAATTTCGGACATTGATAATCCGGGAAGATTAAATGTTTGACAAAAATATGTCAAATTTGGCATTCTTGTAAATGACAATTGATATTTGGTTGGTTGTAAGAAACTTGTATTTGTAGGTTGATTATTTATTTTTGACATATTGTACCTCTACAATATTTATAAACAAAAAGAGGGGGAACCGAAGTTCCCCCTCAAGTTGCAGTATTACTTTCTTCTTATTCTTACGATTAGAGAAGATTTGATACCTTGAAGATACGATAATAGACGTTTGAACGATTTGCCAAACGACCAAGACCTGCTGTTGTACCTTCTGCAAATGGATTTGCAACCATTCCGTAACGTGTCTTGAATCCGATACGTGGCTGGAATGTGTCTTGTCCAATTGCACGAACCATCTGTAGAGGAACATATGGGCAATAGAACAAGCCAGCGTCATAAGGAGATGTGCCCTTATAACCAACTGTTACTAGTTCTGATGTATTTGTTCCTACTGAAGTTGGTGAACCGTAGTATGGGTCGACGTAGACCTTTACACGATTATGTAGAAGACCAGCAAATGTGTTGCCTGTGTCATCTACTTGTAGATCGGCCTGAAGTGCTGGGGTATACTGTAGAACGCCAGCCATTGCCATTGCAGAAGCAACGTCAGATGAGCATACTACGATATTACCCTTACCACGACGGGTTGCACGAGCGATTGCGTTTGCTTCGCGCTCAATCTGGAAGATAAGACCCTTGAACTTTTCAACTGACCAACGACCATTTGAGTCGGTGTCCAAATCGAATGTTCCGGCAGTTGTTGTACCTGCGTTGCAGCCTAGAACAGCTGTTGCGTAGATTGTACGAATAACTTCACGATTGATTTCTGCTAGAATTTCTGTTGACAGAATATTTGCTAGTTCTGTCTCAGCATCAAGACCATGAATTGCCTTCAGGTCCTGTGCAAGTTCTAGAGTGTATTCTGCCTTCAATGCACGCTCACGAGCAGTTACTGTAACTTTCTCAATTGAGAATGCCATTTCAGCAAATAGGTTTGTACCAGAATCGCCAAGTGCTTCACCCTGTGCTGTTGACATACCATTTGCTGTATTAGCAATAGTATAATCTTGTGGGCCAAGACCTTGTGATGTCTGGTGTGCATTTGGAGAACCATTTGCACCAAGCTTGTTTGAAGAAGAAAATGCAGTATTTGCTTCGTTAAACAGAGCTTCTGTTCCTGTCTGTGAATCAAACTTAGAACGCATTGCGAAGATCAAGCCTGTTGGGCCTGTCATTGGCTGAACGCCGCAGATATCATATGCGATCAAGTTTGGAAGGGCACGACGAACCAGCGAGATCAAGATAGGATCATAGTTGCCGATTGAAGCACCTGTTGCGTTTGTTGGTGCTGATTCTGCTAGGAAACTACGATCACCGCCCATGAATGCTGCCTGTTGTGCAGAAGCAATCTGTTGGTTTTCAAGAATCATAGCTGTAACAGCTTTCTTATAAGGATCCGAAATCTTTGGGAGATCTGGATGTTCCAGAACCGGACCCCACTTTTGTACTAGTTGTTCAGATAGTTGCATGTAAGTTAACTCCTTTAAAATTACTTTATAATTGTGCGACTAATTGACTTGACATATGCGTCCATAACTGGATCAACATTTGTCTTTTTCTTTTGTGTTTCTTCTACAAGACTCTGCTCTTCCACAACGTCTGTTTCTTCATCAAGTCTTTGATTGACTGATTTTCCACTAGATTTTGTTGGGAAATAATTTTCGCGTAGAGTCAAGAGGCTTTGTGTATAGTCTTCAACTGTTGAGAATTCAACACCTTCAGACAATGATCTCATCTTTTCTATTTGAGTTGATGTTAGACCATCACATACTTCATGAAATGCTTCTCTCTTTGCATATTCAATAATAAGTTTTCTCATTTCTACCGCGGTAGAAATTTGTTCATTTAACTTGCCCTCAAGCTCAACAACCTTTGATGTCATCTCTTCAACTACACTAACTTTCTCTTCTGGAATATCAATGTAGTGTTCAACAAATAGATTGCGAAGACCAGCAATAAAATCTTCTGTCAATTCTGAACGAAGACCAGATTCTATTGCCAATTCATTTTCTTTAACCCATTCTTCAACAACATAATTTAGATAATCATCAACTTTAGTTGTTAGCTCTTCCTTGAGTTCTTCTGATACTTGCTCAAGAATTTCGGCGTACTGTTCTTGAATTTTGTTTTCAATAGCACTTACTCGTGCAGTGACAGCAGCTTCAAAAATTGTTGTGGCTTTTTTCATGAAATCTTCTGATAGATCTTCGCCGTTAAAAAGAGCATCAAGATCTTCTTTCATTGCCTTCTTGTCTTCGTC